TGTAAATCCAGATGTAATACTACCAGAGTCTAATGCACCTACCGATACTAGACCAGTTGCAGTTGTTATTGAATTTTGTGTTGCAGTAGAAACTGTACCTGCCAAGTTACCAGTTATATCACCAACAAATGCTGTTGAGGTGATACTAGTTGCACCAGTAACCACACCAGCGTCAATAATAATAGTACCATCAAGAACAATTTGTTGTCCAGCAAGTGGTGTAATTAACAAGTCAGTACCAGCAGTTGAACTTATTGTATTAGCGTTTATATTAAGATTATCTACTTGAAGTGCAGTAAGAGTTCCTACTGAAGTAATTGCAGTTTGAGCTGCACCAGTAACAGTTGCAGCTGTACCAGATGCGTTTCCAGTTACGTTACCAGTTAATGCACCAGCAAATAATGTTGCAGTTAGTAAACCACTACTAGCATTAAAAGTTAAATTAGAACCACTCTTCGGAGGTAAATCACCTGTTGCCGCAGTTGCAAATAATGGAAAACAAGTAGTATCACTTGACTCATCTGCTACTGTAACAGCAGTACCAACAGATGCCAAAGCAACTGCGATATTTGCAGAACCATTAAATGATGTTCCACCAATAGTTCTAGCAGTTGCAAGTGTAGTTGCTGTATCTGCATTACCTGTAACATCACCAGTTATATCACCAACAAATGCTGTTGATGTAATACTTGTTGCACCTGTAACTACTCCAGCATCAATAATAATAGTACCATCAAGAACAATCTGTTGTCCTGATAATGGAGCAATCGTTAAATCTGTACCAGCAGTACTAGAAATAGCATTACCGTTGATATTAATATTATCTACTTGTAGTGCAGTTAGTGTTCCTACTGAAGTAATTGCAGTTTGAGCAGCTGTAGCAAGAGCGCCTGTAATTGTTCCTGTTGTTGTTAGATTTTCATTACCAAAACTAATGGCCCCAGAACTATCTGTAATAGAACCAGCAGCTAATGCAAGAGTTCCAGCATTTAAAGTGGTTCCCGTCAAAGTCGTGATAGTAGCAGAAGTTTGTGTTCCTGCAACTACACCACTAATACTAGGGGCAGTTAATGATATTACAGATGCAGTTGCACTAATACCACTACTTAAAGACGATGTATCTCCTAATAGAGTATAAATCTCTAAAAAGTTATCATTAACTTTATCAGAAGCAGCACGTAAGGTATCACCTGTACCATCATTTGCTGCGCCTCCTATTCCAAGTACTTGATTTGCCATCTATGTTCTCCTAACTCTATTTATAATCATGTAGGATCACCAAATGGATTAGATTCTGTAAAGTCTAGAACTGTATCATCTAATGTATCAAACAATTCGTTCTGTGCAGTCTTATCATTAATGGTATCTCCAAGACTTCGTGCTTCTTCTTGTAGTAGATACTCTGCATTTCCAGTATCGGCAGAATTTTCGAGCAATATACTTTCTCCTGATGAAGATGAATCTGTACTAACTATTGTAGCATCTATCGTAACATCATCTACATCAATGTTATACAGTTCACTATCAATAGATAATGATTGTCCTACTTCAGATTCTTGTTCTAGAGTAAACTGAAAATTGAGTAAGTTAAGACTTAATGCATCTTCTATCGCATCTATATCATCTATACCAGTATTAAGTTCTTCAGAAGCATAATCAAACAGACGGCATCTTAATTTGTATACTGGGTTGCTGTCCAGTTGAAAGAACGGCTCATCATGATCTACAAAGTTAACTTGAAACATTTTTTTAAGTATTGGATGATAAATTGCATCACCCTCAAAAGGACGATCTGAATCTGTTGCATCTGTTTCTGATATAATATAGAAATCACTTCCCTCTAAGTCTGTAGTTGTTAATGCAAGTGTACCAGCTTCTAAAAGAATAGAACCACCCTCTTCTTCATCAGTTCCAGATTCTATTGTAATCTGTTTTGTAAGTTCTTGAAATCTTAATTTGTTTACTACAAAGGTTGCTTCACTTAAATTTTGTAAACCAAACTGATTCATTATATCTCGTTCACCCGCAAAACCACCGTCTGCATTTTCCATATACATTTCTATTTTTGATGCATCTTTAAATTTAGAGAGAGTGTCTCCACCAAGAACAGCGTCTTCTGCAACAATAGTACGATCCATATAAAAAACATCATGACCGTGTATCTGAATTGCTTCAGCTACTAAATTTGAATATAAACTTTGTTCTGTTGATATTGCAGCAACATTACTAGTATGAAAGAAAGAATTTACAGCCATACTATTATCCTACCATGTAACTAACTGGTAATTCAAATGCTAATTGAATCTGATCCTCTAGTTTTTGTTGTTCATCTATTGCTTGTGTGTAGATTGTTTCACCGTTCATGGTAACACCGCCCAACATAGCAACACCACTAAACTTAGATAGGTTTGCTCCCCATTGTTTTTTAATTAATGAAGTTGCATACCTTTTGAGATATATGTCATCAAAGATATCAGTGTAAGATGTTGGATCAACCTTACGATAACACTCTATGATTATAAACTCACTATCAGCTACAATTTTATTCTCCCAATCCATATCAATATAAAGACGGTTTTGGTGTTGATTAAAACGTATAGGTGTCTCACCTACAAGAATATGCTCAAGGAAATCTAAATTCTGCATTTGTAACTGATAGTTCATAACAGAAGTAGATGAGAAGTCATAGAGATCATTTAATCTTAATTGATAACGAACATCAAATAAACTTCCACCACCACCAGTATCAGTTAAAGGAAATACTCTTAGAATAGAAACAACAGATTGTGGAACAGGAATCCAGTTGTTACCTTCTTTCCATGTTGAAGATACAGAAGTATCTACTACATCCGTTGCCGTGGTTGAACTATTAGACCTTGCTCGTGTTATATCAGCTTCTGTTACCAGATGTTTTAGATACATCTTTTCAATACCATCATAGTGATATTGTGCAAAATATTGCAAAGCTTCATCTATACGATCATCTACTTGATCATCTGATACGTTAATATCAATAACACCAGAACCAAGAGCTCTAAGACAGTAAGTTTTAAAGGTTGCTTTAGTAGAAGGTATAGCCATATAATTAACTCCTTTCTACATATTTATAAGAGTAACCATCTTGTTGACTAATTATCATATTAAGAACTTGATAATTTATCTGGCCCGAGACTGGGAAACGCCTACCCCACCGAATGGAGCTTCTCCCCAAGCACTAAATAGATTTTTTGCTACATTACCGTTTATGTCGGCCGCCGATTCCCTCAATTTAAAGCCATTAGATAATATGTCGATATCGATCAGATCTGTTTCCATAACCACATTCCGACCAAAATTAAGTCCGTCTGTCACTGTGTTAAAAGGATTTTGACCTGTATCGTACCAGTATCCGTTTCTATTACCATCAAATCTTCTTATGAAAATAGCTCTTGGCCGAAAACCGCAAAACACAAAAGTTCCATTAGCAGAAGCATTACCTACGTAATTCCCATGCTTCTGATACCCAGGAACATCAGCATATAAGTAGGCTAAATAGGTTCCATCTTCAGTATTGCCAGCGTTATCAACAACAAAAACACTGGCGTTATGAGTTGCAGCAAAATAAGAACTAGAACTTGATTCAACAGAACTTTGAACACTGCCAGGTTCACTAATCGGAATATTAAAATTATCACCTGTTAGGGCTGTATGCCATGCGAAGGTAGCCGCGCCAGTGTCTCGCCGCATTACCATAATAAAGCCAGGCTTTACCCCTAAACTGTGCGAAATCGACTGAGTTGCGCTGTCATTTCCAGTATAGAGCACGATATCAAAACCTTCAGTCGCGCCCTCTTTGAATCCCACTAACGTATTTGGGCTTGTATTAGTATTATATTGTCCATCAGTGCCAAGAGTAACGCCGTCAGCGTCAAAAGATTTGACGCCTTGTGCTACTGTACTTTCTCCAGCAGCCGTATTCATTGGCATTTCTTTTGTAGCACCTCGAATGGTATCTACAAAATTCCAGTCAGAAGAACCGCTATGATCTCGTACCCAAACTGCGTTAGGAGATAGTGCTGTATTGCCTCCAAATGCGCGAGCGTTTTCTGATCCTGTGCCAGTAAAAGTCTGAACGTTCATTGCCGCGCTTGGGTCTTTGATTGCTGGTTCGGGCAAATTAGCGGTGCATAAAGCTAGATACCCAGACGGTGGCGCATATTTAAAATCTCCAAAACCATTTCCGTCAGATTCGCCGCCTTCTCCGTCGATAGGAGATGTGCCAAAGTTGGCTTGGACAATGGCAGAAGTTCCGGTGGTGAAATACCAAGTTTGGCCAGCCTCTAAATCAGTCACTGCTATTTTTGATGAATTGTTAATAAAAAATTCTAAATTTAAACCGTCGAGATCAACAGCCATGCTGACAACGTCATCTGCACTTATATTGCCGAGGTTAGAGGTTGTGATGGCACCGTCTTTCCAGTAGCGACCGCTTGAATCGTAGCCTCTACCTTCTCCATCAAGTGAAAATTGAAAGTTTAATGTAGTCGAATCTTTGGCTAACATGACCATTGCTGTTGAAGAGATAGTGGTAGGGACAAACTCAGCATACCATTTTCCTGAAGTCATACCAAACGGGGATGCGTTATTTTGTGTCAATGATACAGTACCCCCGTTTCCTACAGTTCCAACAGTGCCACTGTTTAAAATTATTTTACTTAGAGTAGCAAAATTTGATGACCCTGAATCAGCATTGTCAGCTGGAGAATCTTTTATTGTGTCGTTATCAGCAATTCCTGACGCAGCCCAATGATTTGCTTCTCCACTGGTGTCAGTTCCTGGCCCGTTACCTACCGATTCAAGAATTTTCATTTCCAAATAATAGCCATTGTCGCCAAACGTAAGCGATTGATCTTCTATGGAGATAGCTCTCCACCCCCCATTTGAATCGAATTCGCCAAAGCTGTTGGCTAGTAATCCTTGGCCATCAATCCACACAATCTCTGCCATAAGACCATTATAGAAATTACCTCCATTATGATCCTCTCCAATTTTATGAGCGCAAGCAGAGTTCCAACCAGGCACATCTGCCCCAGAATCGGGTTGGTTGTCGGTTGAGAAAGAAGTGATTCTCACGCCGTTAACGAATATTTGGCTTCGATTGCCATTTCCTCGGCTCGTATCCATTGACCAGACAAAATTATACCAACCAGTTGGGTCTAGGAATTTTTGAGTGGTAACTTGATTCACCGTTCCAGTCGCATCGACAAAACTTAGATTTCCAGCTGCTAAGAATTGCATTTGATGATCGTTACCATCGGTGCAAGAAAACATCTTAACGTTCGTTAATAACTCCGTTCTTTTAGTCCACCAACTAAGAGTAAATGCTTTTTGAGAAGTTGGAGTTCCAAACGTCAAATCCATATGAGCAGAATCAGGTGGATTAAATCGAAGAGAATTTGAAACTGCATAACCGCCAGCTGATGGGGGAGTACTGGCAGTACCAAAACCAAGGACATTATATCCAAAACTTGTCATGTTTTATTTTCCTTAAGCGTCATTTGCAGCATCAGTAGTAAAGAATAGTTTTATACCTATAAGTCGTGCGTCACCAGCTTGATTGTCAGCAGATACATCTCTAGCTATTTGAAAGAAACAACAATCTGCAACAGCAGGAGAACCTGCAATTGTTATTGCACCACTTTCTACTGAAACCATTAAATCATTTGATGTACCACTATGTGCAAGTGCAGTAGTAACAACAGCAGTACCAAATGCTGTATTAATAGTATCATCACTTGACATAGCAATACCGCTTAATGCCCATGCAACTGTTCCTGTGTTAGTACCTGTTACTGTCCAAAAAGGTTGAAAAGTAACTGTTCCTTCATTCCACGATTTAGGAAATGCTATACTAAATTGTGCAAAATCATCTGCCCCTGTTGCAAAATCTAATACTTTTAGATCAGGTCTTAATGCAGTTGTTTCTACTTGAGTTATATCAGAGCATGGATTAGTTGTACTTGGATACATAGCAGCAGATGGAACCCATATAGATTCTTTTCCAACAGTTTTTATAACTGCACTAGCTACAGTTGCACCAGCAGTATCAAGGTCTACTGTACCATCTGCAGCAATTGCAATCGCACCAGCAGTAGTAGCAGTACCAATAGTACAAGCGTCTTTGAGTAGTATGTCATCAACAAAGGTTACTATACCTGTTGATGCAATTGTAATAGCAGAAGTTGAACTAGTAACACCGATTGTTGCAGCATCCTTTAGAATAATATCATCAACGAATGTTACAATACCACTTGATGCAATTGTAATAGCAGTTGTAGCAGAAGCTGCTCCTATGGTTCCACCATCTTTAATAAGAATATCATCTACAAAGGTAACGATACCACCAGAACTAATCGTCATAGCAGTTGCAGCACCAGCACTACCTATAGTACCAGCATTTTTTACAAGGATATCATCTACAAAGGTAACGATACCACCAGATGAAATTGTCATTGCAGTCGGTGCAGAAGCAGTACCAATTGTACCACCGTCTTTAATTGTAATATCATCTACAAAAGAAACAATACCAGTAGAAGCAATTGTGATAGCAGAGGTTGAACTTGCAACACCAATCGTTGCGGCATCCTTCAAAATTAAATCGTCTACAAGGGTTACAATACCAGTAGAAGCAATTGTGATAGCAGAGGTTGAACTTGCAACACCAATTGTTGCAGCGTCCTTTAAAACAATATCATCAACGAAAGTAACGATACCTGTAGATGCAATTTGCATTGCGGCTGTTGAAGAAGCAGAACCAATATTACCATTATCAGGAAGTAACACACCACCATCAGCAGAAAGCGTAATAGTAGTTGCAGAGATTGCTCCGTTAAATATTGCTTTACCAGCATCACTCATATCAAGAGTAAGAGCAGTTATATCAGTAGTATTATCTGTACCTTTAAAGATAATATCTGTATCACCAGCCTGTGCATCAATAGTAATATTACCAGCTGAAGTAGCAATACTTACAGCAGCATCACCGGCAGAAATATTATCTGCGGCCGGAGCTCCAACTCCCAAATTTGCTGGAGTGATTTTTTTAAGAACACCACCATCATTGATAAGAATATGATCAGCGTCAGAAACACTAGTTGATGTAGTACCAACTGCCGCATTACCAGTAGTAATAAGTGTGCCTGTAATATCAGGAATTGTGATTGTACGGTCACTAGTAGGATCAGTTGCAAGAAGAGTTGTCTCATTTGCATCAGCAGTAGAACCCTCAAAAACAATTGAAGATACAAACTGATTACCTCCAGCAATACCATCAACATCACTTATTAGGTTGTTAAACTGAACTCTCAGTTCTTCTAGACTGTCACTAGGTAGAATTGCACTTGCTTCGATTGCCATTATTGATTACCCACTAACTTTTTTAAGAGAGATTTTATTTCATACATCTCTGACTTTAATGTATTTATATCTCTTGTGGTGTCTCTTATTGTATCTCTTGCTTTTTGTGCTTCTGAAGCTCTTTGTTTTGCTCTATCATAAGCACCACGATTACGATTTACTATTGCACCAGAATTTATATCCCTAGATAAATCAGGATGTCCTTCTACCTTAATAAATTTACTTTCCATCTTATGTTACCAAAGCCATTGCTCGAAATTCACTAATTCTTGGTGGTTCAGCTGAATTTGTTCCTTGCATGATAATTTTTATTTGAAATGATATGAACTCATCTAGTGATTCACCAATACCGTCATCTGTAACACCACCAGTATAACTATATTCTCTAAAGTCTTCATTGTCAGCAGAAGCAGGAACAACTTCATCAGGTGAACCATCTGTATTAAAATTTGTATAACCAAGATCATCAAAGTCAGATGCATCATCTGTTCTTAGAAGTTTAAATAAAACTTTAATTTCAGAAGTTGCAGGCCTATGAGCAGAAAATAATACTTTCAATGCACTTGCAGGATTTTCTAGCGCAATTTGTTTTGTGATATAAATTGCAGCATTATTATCACCTTCTGGTTCTGTTGAAGGAAAGAAGTCTGTTGTTGGATAAACATCTGATGATGTATCTATATTATCTAACCTATTTGAGATTGCAAATAAAGATGTTCTTTGTAAATCAATAACAGGAGAAACAGTAGAAGATGTTGTTGTTAATTTTATTGGTATAAATAAAGATTTTATTCCACTTAGTTCATTAGTTTCATTAATACCAGAACACACCATGTGTGGTAAGTCAAATTTATAGTTATCATTTAGTGGTATTGTTCTTGCATTTGCAGCACTCAAGGTAGAGAAAGAAGTTTGAGCTCCAGAAGCACTTGTTGAAGTTGTAGGTCTAATACTCGTTTCAATTGTAGTTCCAGGCAACTCTAATGAACCAATCATAGTTTGTACATAATCTATAATAGCATTTTCTGTAGCAGTTATAACACTACCACCAATTTCAGCAACACCACTTTTAGCAAATGTTAAAACAACATTATCACTTAATGATTCAGCACCACTTAATACAAGAGTGTTTTGGTTTGTAACTGTAGTAACTGTTATGCCTGAATCAACTCCAGTTCCAGAAACGGACATTCCTACTTCAATAGTTCCTCTATTACCATCTACTACTAGAGCAGTTGTACTACTGATAGCACCATTAACCAGTGCTGTAGCACCATTAATAACAGGAGGAGATGTTAGAGTTATTGTATAACTATCAATTCCAATATTTGCAAGTGATGTATGAGTTTTATTGATCTCTGTCAAAGGTACTCTATGTATAATATAAAGTTCAACAGTTGCACCGTCAGCATGAGTAGCTGCGGTTGTACTATTTTCTCCTCTAGAAAGAACAGAAACATTGTTTCCAGATATTGCAGTATATTTCATTATCTCATCATCAATTTTAATAAACCATTCTGATGATGCACTATTTGCATATTTACCAGTAGTATCATCAAAGTTAGTTCCACTAGTTAGAGTTAATGTTGCAGCTGTAGCAGTTATATCACCATTAAGTGTTGTAGAAGCACCAGACTTTACACCATCAATAGTAACATTATTACTAGTAGAATACATATGGTGATCTATGTGTTTAACTTTTACAGTAGTACTACCATCTTCTAAAAATATAGAGTTTACAGCTAAAGTTCTTACAGGAATTACTGTATTTTGCATAGTTAAAGTTCCACTAGTATTAGCTTTAAATTTTGCAGTCTTTAATTTAAACTTCAAATCTTCTAAGAAAGACGGGGCCCAAGTACTATTATTACTAGATTTAAATAAAACACCAGTATGAGGTTGTTCAGATATAGTTCTTGTTCCACCAATATCTGTCTCTCCCATTCGAGCAACCCAAACTTTATATTCTTGTGAGACTGATATTACTGAAATACAATACTCAGTGCCAGGTTTTACATATACTGGAGATTTAAAAGTAAATGTTGTTGCAGTTGCTCCAGTATTAGATGTATTGATATCTGATGCGTCTTTAATTACTCTACCAAATGGTAATATCTTTTTGCCAGGATAACCGTTAATAACATTTCTAATTTCTACTCTCATTGGAAGAGTTTCATCTTTATCAGAGAAAAAAAGATCAAGAGAAGTAATAAATCTTCCATCTGAACCTGATGATCCCTGCACAGTAAATGTTTGAGAAAGAGGATCATCACCATCACTAAATGATGGTTCACCAATCTGGAAAGTATCTCTGGATACAACTCTTGATGTTGAACTTGATTGATTTAAGGTTGTTTGTACAACTGTAGCATTTCTAGTTGCAATAATTGTCTCTTGTTCAGTTTCTAAAATACCTTTAGCTGTATATATTGCATTTCCAGCAGTAGTAAGGGAATCTGTTAAAGCGTCAGCTGTAGAGTTTGTATCAGCTGATGCATCACTTCCAGTAAGATTTTTAGAACTTGATGTTAATCTGAACTGAACTTCTCCAGTTGAAAATTTAAGATTACCATCTATTTTTGGGTCTGGTATTACAAAAGTTCCTTCAACTTTACCAACATTTGTTGTTATTAAAGGACTTCCAGCAATAACAGTTGTATCTGTTGAATAGGTATTATTCAAAGGAGTAACATGAACATTTACATCTAATTTATCAAAGAATACAAAAAGTTTTGTATTTGGTCTAAATCCTGTGCCAATAAAACTTATAGTTCGAGCTCGCATTACAGGAATAAGGGCTCTGCTAACTACACGTAATCCTTGTGCTTCTCTATCAACCTGTTCAATAACATTAGTACGTATTCCAGTTCTACTTCGATCTGTTCTGACTGTAGTAGTTGTTCTACCAAGTCCAGCATCCCCATTGCCTCCAGCTCGAAGAACTTCAGTTCTAGTTGTGCTACCTGACCATTGAGTTTGCCAAGCGTTCCAAATAGTTCCTATTTGGTTTTCAACTGAAGCTGTAACCGCATCAAAATTTCCATCAACATTAATAATAAGTTCTGGAGCTACTTCTGTTTCAAACCATTCGTCACTGTCAGGTGATAATTCAATTGTACCAACCCATTCGTGAGATAAAAATGGTGCTACTTTTTCAATTCTAGATGCATAAGGTTGTTCTGTAAAAGTTTCTTCTGTATAAGGAAGAGTTATAAGATCACCAGTTTTTTGATATCCAGCCAAAGTTCTTTCTACATCTGTAGAAACACTTTCTTCTATAAATAACCCTTTGGTTACGTGTTTAGGACGTAAATGACCTAACTGCATATCCATAGCACACTTATAATCTTTATGTGCAACGTCACCAAGTCTGTGGCCACTAAAGTTATCAACTACAAAACCAGACTTAAATCTACTAAGACCATTTGCATCTGTAACCTCAAAAGATTCAGCATCCCTCTCTAATAAATTAAGAGCAGTATAATACTCAACATGATCTAATCGTCTTTCTATTTCACCAATATCTTTCATAGTGAATCTTTGATTTCTTTCTCTTTGTATTTGTACATCTGTAGGTTTAAATGTAAATGCTGGTAAAAATAATGTTGCTAGTTTCATAGATGAATCTGGAGATTTTGGTGTAATTGGTTCTTCTGCACCAACACCCTCAACAACATTAATAAAACCTTCAGCATCCATAGATACTACAGCAATTTTTGATAAAAAGAATTCAAAATCACTTTGAATAGTTGATCCAGGTTTACAAACATCTACAGTAGAAGAACCAGCTCCATCATATTGTCTATGGAAAAAATCAAAAGAGTTTCCTGTAATTTCATCTATAGTTGATAATGTAGATGATGCTCCTAATATATCTTCAACTCTTGGACGGAAATCGTATGTATCCATAAGAGGAAAATCACCAGAAGGTTTAGGAGCATCTGGATCAACTTTCGTTGCAGAATATGTTGGAATATCTTCAAAGTCCATCTGATTTGCAACATCAGTATAAGAATCAACTGTCATTACGTCACCAGAACCATGTTCTAAATAATCATGTATTACTAACAAACGTCCAGTTGGAGCAGAACTGCCGGGGCGTCTTACAATTCTAGCAATATCATAATAGTTATCTCGTTGTCCAGTATCTAGAGTATATCTACTAGTAACAACATCACTACCATCAGTTGTTGCTGAAACTATTCCAGTTGCCGTAGAAGATTCTCCTGTTATCGTATCAAAAGTGCTAAATTTAGTATTATTTGTAGATACAAAACTAATAGGACTTGATGTAGAAATAATTCTTGCTGTAGCACCAGAAAAAGAACCAGTTATTTTTTCACCTCTTGTGAATGTTCCCGAAATTGTTCCTATAGTTAAAGTTGGCGCAGAAGCATCTACAGATACATCTTCTGAGTCAAATACTGCTGCCAAATTAAATACATCAGCTCTACCTAGTGATACAGTTTTATCTGTAGGTCTTGTACCAAATGCATCTGTTGCACCAGTTACAACCTTAACTTGTTTCATAAGGTTAGTTGTTTTTGTTTTATGTGATACTGAAGTTTTAAGGATTGTTGCAAATAATTTAACTTTTGCAGAATCAGCAAGAATAGTATCGTCTGTAACTGTAAGTGCAGCAGTACCAACTCCAGAAGTTTTTCCTGATAAAGTTACAAGATCACCTTGAACTCCACTACCATCTCCTGCTGCAAGAATAGACATTGTGAAATCTTTTTCTGCAAAAGATGCAAATGTTTCGTTTGAACCAGCAGAGAATGTTACAACACCAGAAGCGTTTGTTGTTCCTACAAACTGCCTTCTTACTGTGTATTGAGTATCGGTTGCTCCACCATTACTTGCAGTTAAAAGTGTTTTAATAACTTTTTTTGGAAGTTTAAATATAGACCTATTTTTTTGTGCATCTTTAAGTCTTGCAAAAGTAGGAGTTTCTCTACCAATAGCTTCGATACCAAGGTCTTCTTCTTCAATAACATCACTACCAGCATCAGCACCATTTCCATCTGTGCCATCCAAAATAATAGAACCTTCTTCACCAGATGCAGCTTCCAATACAAAGTCTGCTGTAAAGTCTTGTCCATTATCAATATCTTGCATATGTACTGATCTCAAATCGGAGAAAGTATTTGATGTTACTGTAGCAACTGTAATATCTACATCTCCAACAGTTTCAATAATTCCACCTACCTCTGATGAATCAGATGCTACAAGTTTTTCACCAACTACAAATGTTCCAGCAACATTTGTTAAATTAATACTTGTTACAGAAGTTCCACTTTCAAATACAAATCCAGTTGCACCAGAAGTAGCACCAGTAATTAAAACACCACCATTTGCATGAGAGGCAATTAATGTAGGACTTGGTGTTCCACTTAATGTTAACTTTGTAAATGGACGTATATCAAACATATAAAGTTTGTATATAGAAGTATTATTAGAAGAACTTGCTCCAGCTGCACCAGATGAAAATTCTATTGATCTTGCACGAGCAACACCAATCAATTCCCCTCTTGCTGAACCTCTAGTAAGAATAGTATCATTATATAATTCTAGAGTTTTAAATGCTGTAGATTCACCACTAATAAATGTTACGTCAGGTGTTCCAAAAATGTTTGTAATAAATGCAAAGTTACCTAAATCAAAAGTAGATATACCAGCATTAATCGTTTCAAAATCTCTGGCCTTATTAACATCTTTAAATGTCGGTGCAATTTTTTCTATTTCAAAACCACTAACATATGCTTTTCCTGGGCTTACTTGTAATGATAATAAACTTGAACTTGCAGTATTTCCATCATCTGTTGTAGATCCATTTGCAAATGTACCAATAAAATCTTCATTACCAACACTAGTTGTAACAGACTCCTTTGAAGAAAATTGAAATGGCCTAACTGTATAGTTACCAGATTCATCAAATGTTCTTCTTGCAAGAGTTTCTTCTAAAACAGAATATTCTGTATTTCTAACTTGTGTTTGTATAACACCATCTTTTACATTCATCAGTTCTACAAAAGTACTATCTGCTTCTGAATTTCTATCAAGTTTAGCTAATGCCAAACTAATCTGTAAACGATGAGCACCTTTTGCTGCAAAGTTTGAAGAACCTGTAGAATTATCTAAAAGAGATGTATCTGATTCTGGAGTAACAAGAGTCTCCGATACCGTAAATCCAACACGATAAGATGGAGTGTTATCATACTTATCAAGAACAATAGTTTCTTCTTCGCAAATAGTAAACATACCGCGAATATAATATACACCAGATTGTACAGTTACAGCCGATCCTTTTCTAGATGCAGGCCCCAAAGAACTTGCAAGATTTAAAGCAGTTGATCCTGTAGCTGCACTAAATGATGAGGTAAAGGTAATTGCAGATGCAACATTAGAAGAGTAAGATGTAGTGTGAGTTATACCAGCATTTGCAGAAATATTTTCTCCATCAGCAAACGAAGCTGTAATATTATCCGTACCTGTTGCAAGATATCTAATATAAAGAGTAGGTTGTTCTGTCGTTGTTGCAGCATCAAATCCTACAACAACAGCAGTAACACCAGTAGTTGCACCAGTAATAGTAACAGGTGTTGTAGAATTAAAATACTGTGAAGGGTCTACAGTTTCAGAAGTAAAGGTTGATGCTAATTTTAGAGAATAAAATCTTGTATTTAATGTAGATTGACCTGGAATAACCAAAGCACCTTCAGCAAAAATATGACTCCCATGTCTTTCTATTTGATTTTGTAGTGAAGATTGTAGTTGCGTTAATTCTCTAGCTTGAATTGCAAATCCAGGGCGAAATAATACTCTATTAAAATTATCTGTTTCATCAAAATCATCGTAATATGGAGAAACATTTAAATCGGTTTTTTGTACCATACTATTAGAACTCCACTATAATTTTGATATCTTCTGTTTGATCTGTAGATCTTGATATTGGTTTTCTATTTTCTCTATAAATAATATTTCCACTATCCGGTTGAAGCTCTGGGTTCGCAAATCCATTAGTAAACGTGATAGTATTTCCACCTTCCAAACTTACAGCTGAATCAGCAGTTAAGTCTGGTGTGCCTGTTGCAGAAGAACTAGCTCCTGTGACCGTACCAGATCCAGAGAACACATAATAAGCACCATCTGAACTTAATGTACCAAATCCTCCAAACCTTTCCTGTTGATAATAAAGAATTTTAAGTGTAGAATCATATTCTACAACTGTACCAGTTGCAACAACACTATCTGAATTTGTATGTGTGATTACTTCATCAGCAGTAAATGTGCCAGGCGAACCACTAAACTTCATAGCATAAGTTGTTCTAAATGATGAAGCAGAACCTACGGTTGATGTTCCAAAAGTTGTAGGATCAACTACTAAATTAATATTTCTAAAATCGTTTCCAGTTAAGAAGTCATCACTATCAGCACCTTCAAGACTAGTTTGTAACAGAACGAAATGACCACCTAGTTCATTTACAGCATTAGAACCATGACCACCTTTTGGGGAAATAAATACTGATATTGCTGAACTTGATCCACCGATTGCAGATGCACTAGTTAGTGCTGCGTCTGAGAATGTAAACCCACTACCAAGATTAACTGTACCAAAAGTGTAACCAGCACCAGCTTGTTGTACACCAGTATTACCAGTTGATACCGCTGAAATAATAGTACCAGAAACTGTAATTTTTACAATTGCACCACTAGAAGTTCCAGCAGAAGTTCCATCTCCATATACTGCTGCAAAGTATGTTCCGTTAGTTAAACCACTACCCGTATTAGTAACAGAAATTGATTCGATTGCACCGTTTACAGCAGCTGCACTTACTACACTGTCTGTAGTTACAGGCATAAAGTCCGTTGTTAAAAATGTTGCTTGTTCTGCAGCAGTAATAGAATACATATATTTAAGAGTGTATCCACCTAGAACAAAACTAGAAGTTGACTCTGATGTAGGTTCAGCACCACTATATGCAGCTCCAGAATTATTATCTAATACTTTATAAATTCTGTTATCAGAAGTTCTAAAGAAGAATGTAGAATCGAATATGTTTGTAGCGCCAGATGTTGTTGCATTTGATGAACTAACATTGTCTCCATACATATCATATATTGTACTATTTGCCCAATCTCTGCGAGGTAATGCAAAAGTTATGTTTGTTGAAGAAATCTTTTTTGCAGCAAGAGCACTATCCCAAGCATAAAACTCACTTGAAATATCATCTGCTGGTACTGGGGGTGAATCATCACTTCCTCCAGAAGTTGCAGAAGTAAATGCATTTGGTTTGCCTATCATGAGATAATAAACATTTCCAGAAGCTTCAGTAAAAGACTCAAAAAATTGTGTCGCATTATGACTTCTAAACTTCTCTGTAATTATTGCTGTCATTTATTTATCCTACAATAGTTTCTTTCTTTTATTTATAAGAGTTATCAATAAGGTTTTGGATAATAGGAGTAATTATTCTATTAAGCCGGTGCCCAAGAGGCTACAGCCATTACTTCTAAATTAGACGATGACGGTGTGGCTGAAATGTCAGTTAATGAGTTAGCACTTAAACTACTTGCGCCTGTGAAGGCATCGTCAACCTGGGCATCGAAATCTTCGGTTCCTAGCCCTGACCAAGTCCAAGAAACATTTAAGTTCGATCTTGCTATACCAATCTGAACGCCCCCTGTGGGTAAAGTAAGACCTGTTATAGCAGCAGGGGTGGAAGCTGAATCGGCCTCAGCATATTCATCAGCGGCTCCATCGACTTGCCACACACCGCAGCTACATCTACTAGACGCAGCGCCCAACGTAACAACAATATTACCAGTGGCTGAAGTTATCCCGTTAACTTCCCACAATTCACAGAAAATGCCTGATGCAGCTTGATTCTTTACAAGAGCGCATGCGTTACCGTCAACTGTGATGCCTGTAGCAGCAGCCGTGGCTGAGTGAGTAATGCCAACGACCACTTTATGAGCGGTAGTATTGCCTAAATCCACATCGGAGAATGTGAAGGGAGTGCTGCTTGATGTAATGACTTGGGAAGACGCAAAGCTTAGTCCGCTCACTGAGACCCAAGTGTTTGAATTTAAAGATGCTATATTACTTGCGGCAGTTCCGTTCCAAGAAGCAATGTTGTTTTCTGCTATACCATTAATTGTTGAAATATTTGCCATTATGCCAACACAACAAAGTCGCTTGAAGGTTGAAAAAATACAACATCAGCAGTTAAAGCATATCCTACAGTACGAACAATATCTCCAGAACCAGTAGGCTTTGTATGTGTCATGGCTCCAAGAGTTCCACTAACGTAAAGTGCTGCGCCTGGAGTAAAGTTAAATGTATCATCTCGTACAAACGAACCAGGCAATGCTACGTTTACAGCGGCACCACTAGATGCTGCTGCTAACGTAAGACCCATCATATTAATTGAAGTTCCTGCCGCATCTGCATCAGCTTCTAACCATGTTGAACTACCTCCTAAGATTACCAAGTCAAATGCAGCTGCTGAATAACCAGCATTTAATGTATTGGTTTGCGGGCCGGTTGCTGTGTGATCTGTTGGTGGTGTAGCATCTAACTGAAACGGTGCTTGAAGTCCTGCTAAACTAAAGTGTGCTGCGTCGATAGAAGCATCAGTATAGTGTTCACTATCAATAGCATCATCTGCAATTTTAGCACTCGTAATAGCGTCTGCTTGAATGTCAGCAGTTTCTACTGTATTGTTAGGAAAAACAGGTACAGCAGTAAATGTGTGTACACCTGTTGTTACAGCTGTTCCACTAATCTCGACATTAGCATTTATATCAACAAGAGTTGCATTTAATTCTATCTCATCTGTAGCGTTAATATCTAAAATTGCATTACTAGGAGCGCCAATATTCTGACTTGCATCATTAAACTGTATGACGTTTGTACTATTTAATAAAATACCAGTATCATGAACGTGTGTTAATGAAACTTCATCATTAGCACCAAATGATAATATTGCGCCGTCATGCTGTAATTCTAAATCTTGCGTTAATGTTACATCGCCATCTGCCCCTATTGCTATAGCATCAGGGTCAGAAGCAGAACCAATAGTACCAACATCTTTAATTAAAATATCATCAACGAATGTTACAATACCAGTAGAAGCAATCGTTATAGCAGAGGTAGAGGAAGCAACACCGATTGTAGCCGCATCTTTAAGAACTAAGTCATCTACTAATGTCACTATACCCGTTGATGCAATTGTAATAGCAGAGGTAGAGGAAGCAACACCAATTGTTGCAGCGTCCTTTAAAACAATATCATCTACAAAGGTAACGATACCTGTAGAGGCAAGAGTCATTACAGCTGCAACCGAAGCATTACCTATCGTATAACCATCAGCACCCTTAAAGGCACCAGTTGTTGTTATTGCACCAACACCTAAAGTTCCTGCTAATGTTACGTTTGCACCAGAAAATGTTGCGGCTGTCGTTGTACCAGACTTGATAATAAGATTACCACTAGTATTAGTTGCACTACCAAAAGTAGTTCCAGCATCCTTGAAGAAAATATCTCCACCATCTGCATCCAAAATAATATCTGTAGTTGCATCAAGAGTAATTGTAGAACCAGAATCTATTTCAGTTATGATAGGAGCAACTAAAGTAATAACTGTACCAGAAGCACTAATACCAGAAGATAAAGCATCGCCGTCACCAAGAGAAGTATAAAGTTCAACAAAGTTATCGTTGATCTTATCACCACCAACTCTTAGACTATCACCTGTGCCGTCATCTGCTGCAGATCCTAATTCTAATGATTGTAATGCCATTTTTTATTCCTTAATTATATCTATTTATAAGATTAAATTGTACGATCAAAGGTACTTTCTATTTGATCAAATCTAAATTGATTTGAATCAAATCCACCTTGTATGGATGTATCAACTTTAACAACTGCATTTGAAAGTTGATCTAAGAATGAACCTTTTTCTTCTTTTATATTAGAGCCAGCATTTGTAGAATCTGAATCTGTACCATCAAGAACTATGTTATCAAATCCTGTACCCCTAAAGATATTTTCATTATCTTCTAATTTAATAGGAGCATTTTCATTTTCTACACCAAAAGTTTCTGTAGAACCAGTAGCATCTAATACGAGATTACCAAAAGAACCACCATCTGTTCCAGTTTCAATTTGAATATTAGTAACTTCAAAATTAGTACTTTCTAATCTCATAGTACCAATATTTCTAGATTCTATATCAGCTGGTAAAACAAAAGGTTCTACATCTGAATTTGTAAAGTTTTCTGGTGGTATTGTTCCAGTTAAATCAAATCCATGTGTTGTTCTTTTAAGAACTTCATCTTCTGGTATTATTCTTTGAAACTCTAAAGATATTTTATTTTGACGGCCAACTCCAGTTTCATCCTCTAGTAACATTTCGTCACCATGAGTACCAGATACAGTTGAACCATCTTCTAATCTAAATGAACCTATCTCATCTGTCTCTTGAAGAATACCAAATACTTCTCCACTACCTGTAGGATCAACAATAAATATATCTGGCCGTATAATATCTTCTAATACAAATAAGTTGAAATTAAATTGTGACTCACCTTGAAGTAAATCACCACCATGCCTACCTGTTTCATCAAATGCATCTAATAAAATATTACCACCAGCATTTGTAGAACTACCATCAGTGCCGTTTAGAACTATATTATCGTCTGTATAGTTTGCAAATTGTTTAAAATCAAATCCAGAGTCATAGTTTAAATCTGAGAAATCTTCCAATTGCAATTCATCTCCAGCACCATCAATTCTATTAACACTACCTTTTTTATTTATTTGTTCAAATCCATTTAGTAATAAAACTCCAGATAATGCTGTACCAAATTCTAATTCAATACCACCACCATCAGTATGTCCTGTAAATGGATTTTCTGCTAGAGTTATTAAACCACTAGTTAAAGAAGATGCTTGTATACTAGGTAAGTGTATCTTTCTTGATACTACGGAAATAACAGATCGTTCAAAATTGTTTGTATTACCTTTACCCGCACTTTCTAGATACTGAGTTCCACCACTTTCATTTAATATATTATTATCACTATCTACAACACCTATATCTAAAGTAAAGAAGCTAGTTAAATCACATAATGATTGTTCTAATTCTATATTATCTCCATCACTAGTTCCAGAAGAATCAATACCATCCAGAAGGAAAGCACTACCAGTATCTGTTGGTGTAATATGATTACTATCTGGAGTACTGTTAATAAGTAAACTATTAGATATAGTTTCAGCACTTTCAGAAATAATTTTATCACCATCACTTTCATCTACAAGAACACCAAACTCTCCAGCTCCAGTTCCATGAGTTATTGAAATACCTTCGAAGTCTAGGAAGTTAAGAGGTAGTGTTTCACTTACTAGTTTAAATCCAGAATTAGTAGAACTTGAATCTGTACCATCAAGAATTAACTCACCAATATTAGTTTCATTATTTTCTAATAAAATTTCGTCATTAAAGTTATTAACGCCATATCCTTCAGAAACTCCCATACGAGTTTGTACTTTTTCGTCAAACAATATTCTAAATGTAGAAGCAAGTATAGGAGAGAATGTATCAGTATCAGCAGTATAACCACCACCAAGACTTGAACCAACTGTTCCTATTGCAACAGAAATTGATGTTGCTAAAGAAACTTTACCAAACACATTAAATCCAGCTGGGTGAACAGCCTTCTTTAACTGTGTTATGTAATCTGTTGTTGCAGCACCAGTTTCAATTTGATATGAAAATTGTTGATAGAAAACAGAATCTTGCAAACGGTTTAAATTTTCTCCAACAAGACTTTCAATATTAGAACCATAAGAAGGAACAGTTTCGGCTTGAGTACCAATAGCAGTTGTACCCTTTCCAATTTCAGCAGAAACAATCGTTGCAGTAGCACCACCAGAATCCGTGATA